CTCGTTATGCGTGTGAGAATCCACGTCACATTATGTGATAAATTATGCACTACTAGAGTCTGTAGTGACACCACTCACTTTCTGTTGTGAGTGGTTTTGTGATATTGTGGGAGTAATGTTTCTCCCTGCCGCTGTATTTGAAACAGGGGCCATTGCGCCTGACATTTGAAGTTTATTGCGCATATCAACATTTCGATTTTCATTATATGATTCTCGATCAAGTTGATTCTTTAATGCTGTCATTCGTTGATCATGACCAAATAGATTACTTTGCATTAATTGTTCTTGTGTGAAACTACCTTGTTGCATTTCACGGGATCGCTTGTCGTTTAAAATTTGAGTATTCCAATGCAAGTCGCGATCCGCTTGATTTTCTCCTTGCATGAATTTTCGATTTTGCCATTCTGATATACCTTGTCCGATTCCTGACATCGCTCCTGCTCCTGCTGCCAACGCAAACATTGCCATTTGATCTACATCTCCTGCTGACATAATAGCTAATGTACGCTTCATACTCTCAAGGTCTCGACGTTGATTATACATTTGACGTCTATTTGCTTTATGAATGTCATTTACAACATTTCCAAAATCGTAACGATCTATAACTGCAGGGATTTCAATTGCAGGCATATAACTCAGGGATGTTAAGGCTGTTCCTTGACGTAACAACCATGTAGAGGTATCTGTCTCCCTTACTGGAACAGTACGATCTCCGAATCGAACATCAGTAAACATCAAATTTGAAATTTTTCTGCCGTTATATTGCGCAAACATATGTTGTCCACGAATGGTAAAACCAATTTCATTGTCGTATCGGATTGAAGCGACAATTTGTCTTCTATCTGTATCAAAAAGTGAAAATTGGCAAAAACCATTAGTGCCTGAAGTGAGAGTATTGAAATAATCATTTAGACGTTGTTCGATAGGAGTAATACCAGATGTTGGAGCAGTAAATTCACCAGTATAAACCGGGAATGAAGAAGTACCAAAACGTAAAATCTTTTCATCACCAGAAAGATTATATTGAAATACCGGTGAGACTGAAGATGCGATAACTCCTTTTGTGATAATTGCATTGCGAACCATAAATGTGTCGCTATTATTCTGAAAGGCTGATGTAAAGAAGAATACCTGAAATTTCGCACCATTGCACTCACATGTCAAGGATAATGTATTTGATGCACGAGTAATTGGATTTCCATTGTTAATTACGAATGAGACTGTTAATGTATCTGTTGTCGATGTGACAATATCAATACCAGACCCTGCAAGACGATTGATAATTCCTGGTATTGTATTTGGAGCTAAACAAAAACCAAGAGAAACAGTTGCATTTCCTCCTACGTAAATTTGAGTAGGATCTTCACCAACCATAACCATTCCTGCATGATCTGG